AACGCGGTTGCGGTGCAAGCAGCTAATACAACTCAGCGTATGGCTGATCTGGAAGCTACAGATGCAGTGTTCTACAGCGGGTTGGCGAAGCAACGAGCAATCGTTCACGGTCATCCGGACGAGCATAGCAACAAGTAAATGACCACTTCAGCCGCCAGGTGCTTTCTAGCATTCGCACTGCTCACACTGCCTGGCGGCTGCGGTGTTAACCAAGCAAGAAACAGCACCCTTCTAATCTCAGATGGGTGCGTGGTTTATGTCGAGGGTATGTCTGCTACACAAGCTAAAGATATAACCAGCACGTTAGATATTTCCGATGATTGCGAAGTGGTAGCAGGGGCTAGAACTAAGTGATTGATTAATATTAATTTGATGGACCAGTTGCAATTAGTCAGTTAGTAAGTTATAATTATTATTACAGCAGAGGTTTAAATTATGCCAAGAATAGCACTGAAAACGCCACCAATTAAAGCCACTCGCACCATGTTATCGATACAGGCAACTCCTGTTACTGCAGAAATCAGAACGGCTACCTTGTTTGAGCAAGAGCATACGGTTATCCCGTGTGTAGCATTGGTTGAAGGTGTTTTATGGCCTGCAAATGCTCCTTCCCCTGAATTAGCCCTTGCTGAAGAATTTGGTAAGTTCCCTGAGGGATGGAATGGTCGGCCTGTAGTATACAACCATCCTTCAATTAATGGAGCTCCTGTATCTGCAAGTTCTCCTGATGTATTAGAGGATAATGCATTTGGGCAATTGTTCAATACACAATTGGACGGAGGCAAACTTAAGACTGAAATTTGGATCAACAATGCACGCATTGGTGAACTCGGGGAAGAAGCACAAGAAGTTATTGAGGCACTCAAGGTAGGTGATGAAACTATCGAAGTATCAACTGGCTTGTTTACCATGTCCGAGGAAAGTGCTGGCGAATTTGATGGGCAAGAGTATTCAACCATCTGGCGTAATATTGTCCCAGATCATTTAGCAGTACTCCCACGTGGAGTTAAAGGAGCATGTAGCGTAGCTGATGGCTGTGGTGCACCAAGAACAAATCAAATGAAGCCAGTCATGAGGGCTTGCCAGATGACCACCTTCAATAAATCACCTGATTGTGCTTGTGAGGGTGAAGATGAGGAAAAGAAAGGATTGTTCAAACGCTTAATGGATAACATGGGTGATTTGATCGGTTTTACAAATAATGCTGAAGGGCTTAGCGATGGTGACCTACGTACGGCACTCATGCTCGGCTTGACAGAAGCAATACCTGACGAAGTAACTTGGATCCTTGCGGTATATCAAGGAATAGGTAATTCAGGTACGTTCATTTATGAATCAGGATGGCAAGGCCAATTATACCAAAGAAATTACACTGTTGATGCTAATGCTGTTTCTATTGGCTCAGAAGCCACCAGCGTACGTCCAGTAACTGAATTTGTTCCAGTTGAAGTAACTGTGAACAATACACCCGATAGTCCCACACAGGAGAAAGCTATGAACAAAGAGAAACTCGTGAATGAACTGGTTGCTAACGCAGCAACGCAGTACACCGAGGATGACCGCGAGTGGCTCAGTACGCTCGAGGCTACCCAGTTGGAAAAAATGTCACCTGTCATCTCAGATGAAGGTGAAGGTGAAGGTGAAGAAGGCAATAAGACCAAAGTTGAGGTTGAAGTTGAAGGTGAGAAAACTGCACCTACGGCTAATTGCCAAAATGCTGCACCTGCTGCACCAATCACCACCGACAGTTATATCGCTGCCGCACCGCCTGAAGTCCAAGCAATTCTGGAATCTGGCCTGCGTATGCACCGTGCACGGAAGGCTACACTTGTAGAAGCCTTAACCAACAACGCACGATGCAGATTCTCAGCGGATCAGCTAAATGCGCGACCAGTGGAAGAACTTGAGAATATGGCAGCTCTTGCTCACGATATTTCGTTTGAAGGTCAAGCAGCAGTTCTCACTGATAACAGTGCACAAGAGGAAGATGCTGGTTACACACCTGCACCTACCATTTTCAAAACCCAGGCAGAAGCCGAGGCATAACCGGAAGTCTTGCATTCAAGATAGGAGAATTTTAAATGGCATATCGTACAATCGTAATCAAGGGTAAAGACCGGTGCATCTTCAAAGAAGGTGTAGCAGCTGGTGCAATTACTCCTGGACATCTCTTAGAGGGTTTACCTGCGGCACTATTGGCTCACGCCACTGCTGCCGGTACAGCTCTTCCCATGTTTGCAGTGGAAGATGAACTCCAAGGCAAAGAAATCAGTGAAGATTATCCTACAGCGGACAATGTTCGTTACGCTGTATGTCCTGCTGGCACTGAGGTAGCTGCAATTGCTGATGCTACTGGTGTAACTGCCGGTGACGTCGTTGAGTCAAATGGCGATGGCACCTTCCAGGTCGTAGCTACATCTGCTGCTACAGCAGACACATCACGTCATTCAGTTGTTGGTCGTGCATTGACCACTGCCGCTGCTGGCGCACGCTTCACTCTCGAAGTATATTAATCAACCACCTGTATAGGAGAAAGTAAAATGCCTAATAAAGCTAACGCTGGCGCACAGGTCGACATTATCACTTCCAAAGGTGGTTCATTGCAAGCTTCTGGTGACGTGGGCATGCGCCTACTGAAGAACAACTTCAATGTCAATGCCTTACGGACGAATGATGTCCTCCGCAAAGATGAATGGAAACAGTATGATCAAGCATTGATCGAAGTGGCTACGAAACGTATGCCCTTGGTTCAAGAACTGATCTCTCGTGGCCTCACTTACAATATCCCCGCTGGGCTCGGTACAACGATCCTTGAGTGGGAAGATGTTAGTGACATGAATGAGGCGGAAGTCTCAATGAGTGGTGTCACGGCCGGTGAGACAGATGCAATCGAGTTCGATTTGCATTCAATGCCTTTGCCGATCATCCATAAGGGTTTCAACATCAACATTCGTAAGCTGCATGCTTCTCGTACTACTGGCCAAGCGCTGGATACGACACAAGCAAGTATCTGCGGACGGAAAGTTGCTGAGACGACTGAGTCGATGGTCATCAGTGGTCACTCCACTAAGCTTGGTTCAAGCGTGATCTACGGTCTGGACACAGTACCTAATAGTTCAGCAATCACAATGACCAGCCTTTGGGATACCACGACAGCCGCTGCAGAATACATCACCGATGTTTTAACTGCTATTGCTGCTCTTCAGGGTGATCACATGTATGGCCCCTATGTGTTAATGATCAATTATGCTACCCATAACCGGATGCAGAATGATTATGACATCTCTGGTGCTTCCATGTTGACAATCCTGGAACGTGTCCTTCGTGTTGAGGGTATCTCTAAGATTATCCCATCAACCGATGTACCTGCAAATCACGCTTATGTGGTTCAGCTGTCGCGTGACGTGATTGATGAAGTCATTGGCCTCCAACCTACCACTGTTCAGTGGGAATCACACGGCGGTATGATGATGCATTTCAAAGTCATGTCTATTATGATTCCACGAGTGCGTTGGACCCAGACATTACAATCTGGTATTGCTGTTATTTCCTAGCCTTAGTGCCAGGAAGCTGTGACGGGATACTCCCTACTTCGGTAGGGAGTATTTAACGATTAGAGACACGAGAGGCAAAGAACATGGACGACAAATTAGTAAAATGTAGAGTTAAAGGACCTAAGGGCATGTGGGTTAATGGCGTATGCGAACCTGAAGGCACCAAAATTGAATTATCCCAGGAATCTTATGAAAGTAAGCTCAGACGGGGTAATGTGTATGCCATTGGCGAATTTGAAGGCATTGAAGCGGCCAAAGAAGCAGCATTAAAAGCTTCACAAGAAGAAAAAGATGCACGGAACATAGGCACCGAAGAAGTAGCAAAACCTTCTAAGTCTGTCAACAAGCCTTCTTCTATGCCGAAGAAAGCGGTAGGTAGTAAGTAATAAGGTTATGGCTGTAAGAGTAACAGTCGATGAGGTAAGGGCAATCATTGAGACATCACTCAGTGATACCATCATACTGGATAGTATGATTGACACTGCCAATCTGTATATTAATACCCACCTCCTTGGGGTGGGTCATACAGAAGAAATGTTGGCAAAGATTGAATTATACCTATCTGCTCATTTTGTGGCTATCACCGAAGAAGGTGGTACATTACAATCTAGCAAGATGGGTGATGCAGAAGATGAATGGGAAACAGATTATTACAAAGCTGGCCTTAACTCAACAAGGTATGGGCAAGCCGCTATAACACTTGACACTTCAGACACATTGCTTGGCATAGGATCAGGAGTACTTAAAGCACAATTTAGGGTTGTTTAATATGAATGCGGAACGTAATTTACGTCAAGATGTAACGCATTGGCCAGTAACAGGGTCCGACGGCTTTGGTGGCTTTTTATTTGGTGCACCCTCATTGCTAAGAGGCAGGTGGGAAGAGAAAGCAGAACTTTTTCAGGATATTAACAACGAAGAAGCCGTATCCGAAGCAATTGTATACCTCATGTCTGACATAGACATAGGTGATTATTTAGGCCTTGGTGATTTTGCTACAGTACCTGAGGCAAACCCAACAACCCTTAATAATGCACATAGGATCCGTCAACGCAACAGAACAACAAATTTGCGGAATCTTACAGCCCTACGTAAGGCGTATCTCTAGTGGCGGGCATCAGAGCATCAGTCGGACGGGTACGAGTAACTCGTGCAGTATTACCTGGTGAGCCAGGATATATCCGATCTATGCGAGTACAAATGGATCATATTGCATCCCAATTAAATGGTGCAATTGATGGCATCAAAAACGCAACCGCAGAAGGTATGGCATATGCACTCATGCCAATCCTTGAGCGATCACAAGAACTTGTACCTGTTGATACAGGTAAACTTAAGCGATCAGCGTTCATCACAGTCACACAAAGTGTTTCTGGTCCTGTTGCTGTGATTGGCTACGCAAGATATGGTCAACCACATTATGCAGCATTTGTACATGAAATGTTGCATATACCACATCAAAAGGGTAAGTCGGCCAAGTTCCTTGAAATAGCAGTGAACGAAAAAATTGGAATCTTCAAACGGCGTTTAGTTCGTTATATTACTGAAAATGCAGGATTCAAATAATGTCTGAATATCCTGCATCCGTTGGAGCAAAAACATTAGTCGAACCACATGCATTAATTAGTGGTTGGCAGATAGAGATTGGTGTCATGCCAGATCAGCCAGATAAGGTTATTTCCATTTCTGATACAGGAGGATTGGAACCTAACCCTAAATGGTTAATTGATTACCCCACACTTCAAGTTATGGTGCGTGGAAATGTCAGTGGTTATCTGGACACCTTTATTGAGGCAAAAGCAGTAAAAGATCTTCTCCTGGGGGTTACCTCACAGGACATTAGTGGAGATCGTTGGGTCTCAATTACACAGAATGGGGATTTAGGCTTTATTGGACGTGATGAAGATCAACGCCCTCTCTTCTCCGTAAACTTTGCATTAATTATCGAGCCGCAAGTCGTGGCCAACAGTAATCGGCTACCCCTATAGGAGCATATCATGGCAGCTAAGAAAGTAAGAATTTCCAACGACGCAGGTACTACATGGGAGGAATTGCCAGGTTCACAGGCTGGTTTCGATTCCAATGCAGAAAGTATTGAAGATACAATCCTGGGTCAATCATTTTCATCCTCCGAGATTGGGCTGGTTGATTGGTCAGTAAGTTCTGATGGCATTTACAAAGGCTATGCAGGCTATTTGGCTGAGATCAAACAGGTTGGTACACCCGTACCATTTACTGATGAAACTATGTCCTTAGTCACTGGACTAACATATGCCATTGATGACACAACCAAAGAACTTTGGAACAAGGATGTACCAATTGTTGTCTCTGATAATGCAGTCCCGGTAGCAACGGTAGATATTGAGTCTATCGATTATCTCTATGGTCGTATAACCTTCGTTGGCACATATTCAGTAACTGGCCAATCACAGTTACAGGTGAAAGCTACCCAGTATCTGCAATCGGTTGTAGTAATACTTATAACCTCTCAATGTCCGCAGATGCAATTGATGAAACGTGTTTCAACATTGCGCAAGCAAATGATGGACGAAGAGTCTTCCGTGCAGGTTTACGTACAGTAGCATTGGAACTGACGGGGATCTTTGATGCCACCGAAAATGCCAAAGCAGTCTTATTATCTCGACAGGTAGTAATTATTGAGATTGACCCTGCAGGTGATGGTGGTTCAGTAGCAAGAGGTTACTTCAAACTCGTTACTACTGGGCAGTCTGGAGCAGTGGGTGCATTGGAAGAAGAGACACTCAACTTCGAACTCACCGTGCCACAAGACGTAGAAATTCCATTCAACTGGAAACATACCAATACTACATTGGCACTGTCAATCCAGTGGGTTCTCGACTCTTGGCTCTCTGAGCTGAATACTTCTATGGTACAGTACCTGCCTACAGGCGCAGTTGGTGCATCACCATTGGATGGCATCGAAGGAGCATTTGTTGTTACGGATGTTTCCCTCAGTGGTGGTTTGTCCAATATGAATACGTTCCAGGTTGAACTGCAAGGTACGGGAGCATACACAGAAGTTTAATGATCCACGATTCACCCCTCCCTCCCCTTAATTGGGGAGGGTTATTTCCGCCAATACCCATGACAATAGGTAAAAGTAATGACTAAGAAAGAAGCAAAGAAACCGGCCTTAAACAGGCAACAACTTCGTGCTCAGCTATTAGGGAATGCACCTAAACCTGCACGTACTGCACTCTCACTCTTTGGTGCAGACATTGAATTGATGCAACCCACACTACGTGCAATCCTTGATGTGCAAGATATCGAAGACACCAAAGAACGTAGTACCGACATGATCATCCGTTATGCTTGTGTTCCAGGTACTGATGAACGTATTTTTGAAAGTGCCGATAAGGATATGATCCTTAGTTGGCCATTCACTAATGAACTTGTTGATTTACAGATGGCTATTGCCAAGCTCACAGGTGTTGATGTTGAGGAGGCAGAGAAAGTTCTGAAGGGTGCCCCTTTAGAAGAGCAGTCGTAGAGTATAGTCTCCAAGTAGGCATGCTCTATCATGAAGTGTTGGAGCATGCTACGGCTGAAGATTTAGAGGTATTCATAGCCCATAAGCACCTCAATTTCCTTGAAGACAAAAAGGATAGGGCAAGAGCCAAAGCAAGAGCGAATGCAAGGACTCCTCGGTAGAGGCGGGTAACATAGGAGAATATAATGGCAACTAGACATGTTGGTGATCTCAGTTTTGGTGTTGCTGCCTATACCAAGGAGATGGAGAAGACTAAAAAGCAGATTGAAGCTTTTGGTAAGGTTGTCACTGCTACGGCCAAGAAACAAGATGATGGAGCTAAGAAGGCTACTGCTGCATTAACAAAGCATGAAATTGCTATGCGTAAAGCATACAGTGCAGTAGAAGCCCTAGCAGCTGCTACCAAAAAGGCTAAATTAACTGAAGAACAAGAAGCCAAGATCCTAAAACAACTAACCTCTAATCTTAATGCACATGTGGCTGTATTAGGTAAGGTCAAGACTTCGGCACATGATGCACAAGTAGCTCAAGTAAAATTTGCTAGCTCCTTATCTAAGACTTCTGCTAAACTTAAAGAGTCTAAGTCTAGGACGCAAGACATGACTGACATGTTGCGAAACTTAGAGTCTGCCGCCGTTCTAGCAATTGGCCCTCTTTCTGGTGTAGGTGCTCGAATTCGTTCCCTCGGGGCCATTGCAGGTAGATCCTCTTTATCACTAGTTATGCTTATTGGTTCAGTAGTTGCCACAGGTGTAGCAATATGGAAAATGTCTGCAGCAGCTATCAATGCAAGTAAGGTCTTTGAAGCCTCAATGGCACGTTTCAAAGCTGCCACGGGGTCAATGGCACTCGCTAGATCAGAAATGAATTTTGTTATTAAGACCTCCCTTGAATTGGGTCTCCGTATCCAGGATACAGCCAAGGCCTATTCGCGGCTCTCAGCGGCCTCTAAAGGTACAGCGCTTGAGGGTGCTGCCGTACGTAAAGTCTTCCTCGGTGTTGCTAAAGCAGCTGCAGCCCTCAGATTAACACAAGGTGAAGTAGAAGGTGCATTCCGCGCGATAGAACAGATGATGTCTAAAGGTTCAGTACAAGCAGAAGAGCTTAGAGGACAGTTAGGTGAACGTCTTCCTGGCGCATTCCGATTAGCAGCTGAAGCCATGGAAATGACTACCATGGAGCTTGGTAAAGCCCTTAAGGCTGGCGAAGTCATGGCAGAAGACTTCCTTCCGCGATTAGCCAAAGCACTTGAGGATACCTTTGGTAAGGATGCAGAAGGTAATGTAAACAGCTATACAGGTTCGATGAATAATCTTACTAATCGTATGTTAATCTTTTCTGCTGAATGGGATCGTGTGACAGGTACATCAACCCTTTTTATTAAGGGCATCAATGCTGCAGCAAGTGCAATCGAAACACTTACAGGTAGTTTAGAGTTCCTCCTTAAGAGCATCGTTTCTACAGGTTTAGCTTTAATGACCTTCTTTGCACCTACGATCATTGGCGGTATTGTTACTGGACTTAAAGCATTAAGAGCAATTGTTCTTGCTAACACAACAGCTATGTGGCTCTTCACTGCCGCATTATGGGCCAATCCTGTTGGTGCTTTAGCTGGTACAATCATGAGAGTGGTTGCTGCAATAGGTGTGTTAGTCACTTCATTCCTTGTTTTGACAGGTATATTAGATGAGAACAAAGAAGAACTGGACGCAGAGGCTGAGGCAACAAACAAAGCTAGAAATGGGTTAATAGCATTAGACAAAGCGGCAGCTGATGCTAATGCCATAAGTAAGCTCACAGATGACATTCGTGACTTAAGTGGTGAGTTTGAAGACCTTACTGCTGCAATGCAAATGGCAGGATCTGCAGATGGGGTTGAATTGTTCTTTAAGTCCTTCCAAGCAATACGAGATGCAGCCAAAATAGGTAAAGATGGCGGTAAAGAACTTAAGGCAAGAGCAAAAGAATTAAATGAAGCATTTGCCCGTCTTGGTATAAAGGTAGCGGAAGTTGTACCTACTGCCGATAGTGTGGGTGCTGCTATGTTTAGGTTAGCAGGTAAATACAAAGAATTACAGGATCAACAGGCCGCAGGAGTTGAAGCAACAGAAGCTCTTACACTTGCACATGAAGGAGCTGCAATTGCCGCTGAACGGCTCAGAATCTCAAGTGTTGGCTCGGCTGACGATCTTAAATACTTTAATGAAGTCACCGTTAAGGTACAAGCTTACAGAAAGTTACTAGAACAAACAAATATGGATGTTCTTGAACGTGCTGCAGCAGAACGTGAATTCAGGAATGAATTAATAGCTACCTATAATGCAACAAAGATTGCCACAGAGAATGAAAAGGCACGGAAAGATGCACTTAAGGTTAGTGAGAAGTCTGTAAGTCTTATGGCCGCGGCAGAAAGCAAGCTTGCCGATCAGAGGGAACGTTTATCAGCCGCTCAGGGGGGCTCGGAGGCCCTGGAGTATTACGATAAAGTTACTAAGGAAGTTAACAAGTATCGTGATGCAATCGCAAACGTAACCCTGACAGAACAAGAGCGTAAGGATAAGCTAGCAGAAGCTGAGAATGTCTTTGCGCAAATCCTAGCAGTTGAGAAAGAAATTGTTGCCACACGTAAGGCTGAAGCAGAAGCTACAAAAGAGCTCACACAAGCAGAAGCCGAACATATGAAGGCGGTAGCTCAATACTTTACCGTAATGGATAAGGCGGATGAGAAGTTACGCGTCTTACGGGCTAGCAATAAAGCCCTTTCAGAAGGACCCGAAAGCTTTGAGTACTTCACTAATGTCACATCTAAGGTAATGGCATTTGAGAAGTCTCTCCAGGTACTTGTCAATAATGGTACTCTATCCCTAGGCGACTTAAAGACTAAGGTCCTAGAGTTCCAGGAAGCTTTGGAAGATGAACAGAGTTGGAAGAAGATCACTGAACTTAGTAACAATATGGCTAATGCCGTTGGCAACTCTCTTGAGAGTCTCCTTAATGGCACTAAGTCACTTAAAGACTCCTTTAAGGATCTTGCAGGTGAATTGTGGAACCTTCTCCTAAGGGCATTGATCCTCGATCCTATCGTTAAAAGCTTATCCGCCGGATTCACTAGCTTTATGGGTGGGGGCATGGGCATGGGCATGGGTGGTGGCGGTGGGTTAGGGAGCATCTTTAGTAGTATTGGGGGATTCTTTGGTGGGACACAAGGGGCAGTTAGTGGTTTACTCGCAGCTCCTGGGATGTTTGCTTCTGGTGGACCCGTGAGGCCAAACTCTAATATCATAGTAGGAGAGGAAGGGCCAGAGATGTTACGTATCGGATCACGTGGGGCATATGTCACATCTAATGATGACATGCGCAATATGTTTGATGGTGATGAGAGAGGTAGGGGGTACAGTAATACGAATATCACCGTGAATCTTCCGCCACAGGCTCAACAACGTACCGCACAACAAACAGCAGTTGAAGTTGGGCGGATCCAAAGACAAGCAACAGCAAAAAACAGATAGGAAGGAAGGAAGGAAATGTTTATTGAAGAACGTTTGTTAGATCGTGTAACCTATGGGTTTGTAGGAGGGCCAACATGGTCTACTACTCGTGTACCCCTGTATTCTGGGCTTGAAGCACGTAACGCAGAACGTACACGTCCTCTCTATCGTTACAATGCACCATACGAGAATATCCGACAAGAGCATCATGACGCTGTAATCGGTGCCTATAACACTTGCCTAGGGGGTCTTCACGGATTTAGGTTCAAGGATTGGGCAGATTATACCATCACAGGAGAGATCCTCCTTGTTAGTGATGGCTCCGTCGATGAAACGGCTCAACTGATCAAGACGTATGACTTTGGGGGATCTGCTACGATCCGCATGATTGTTAAACCAGTGGCGAGCACAGTGTTAGTCTACGAAGATGGTGTGCCGATGGCATACACACTTGACTCTGCAACAGGGATTATCACCTTCACATCAACGGCAGGTAAGGTGATCACAGCTACATGTGAATTCGATGTCCCGGTGATGTTTGAAAGTGATGAACTCTCATTTAGCTTTGCCAATTACCTTTCCCATTCTACTGACATTGGACTTAAGGAAGATTTTACAGCATGAAAGATATTCCCACAGCCCTACAAGCACACCTTGACACTCTCACCACAACAATGTGCTATTTGCTTAAGATCACCCCTAAGAAGGAAGCGGCATTTGGTGTCACGTCATTGGACATATCTATCACATATGATGATGGTGGTGGCGAGATGGAATACCAAGCAAATCCTGGGTTGAATCAATCTGCACTTGAGGCTAATTCTGGACTTGAGGTTAATAATTCTGAGTCTATGCTACTCCTTACTGTTGACTTGACGAAACAAAAAATCCTTGCAGGTGTACTTGACTATGCAACATTTCAAGTGTACAGGATTAATTGGAAGGATAAATCACAAGGTCATTACCTTAAACAATCGGGCACCACGGGTGTAGTACGTACTTCTAATGATCTTGCAGGAGTAATTGAACTACGAAGTGATAGCCAGATACTCAAACAGAATTTTGTAGAACTGTATTCGATCTCCTGCCGGGCAACATTTGGAACGCAAGTTGGGGAAGAAATGTTTCCTTGTTATTATGATGCCACCTCATTATGGTCCAATGGTACTGTAACAGCTCAAGGGAGCGAAACAGATAGGGCATTTGGGGTTTCGCCTACACCAGCTGCTACTGGGCCAAATGGCGCTCTTCCTTTTGATTATGCACTTATAGAGTTCCTCACAGGCAATAATGCAGGCCTTACGGTAGAAACAGAGGCTATAACCGGGGATCTTGTAGGATTACGTTTTGCTGCAGCATATCCTATAGAGGTGGGTGATACATATCGTATTCGTCCAGACTGTAGAAAGCGCTACAGTGAAGATTGCATCGGATTATATTCCAATGGTGAAAATTTCCGAGGAGAACCTTGGATCCCATTAACTGAAGAATCTCCTGCTCAATTCCCCGGGGCGAACGTCCCTGGAGTTGGAGCACCTCCGGTGTATCCTGGGATTGGGATACCCATACCCCCTACGCCACCAGATAGTACCGATATAGCTGGGGCAATAAGTTGGCAAAGTTATTTTGGTGTACCATTCTTATCCCCCTCAAGTGACATTACGAAGGTGATCCCAGCAGCGGGGCAATCTGTATGGTTCACTGTACCAGACACCACAGACTCGTGGCGTGTGGTGTTTTCTAATGTGTCAGTGACGAGTGTATCCGGTACCCGTACAGGGGCACTTAATACAACAGTAGGAGACTTCACTACAGCACCAACACATACTTGGGGTACTGGTGGTGGGTTTGATGGGGGTATTAACTTTGCGGGGCAAGATAAAGATCTTATCCCAGGGTATACTTATATACTCAACTTCCGAAATGATACCCCTGCTTCAAATAATCAGATCCGTATGCAGGTAATAGCACAACAACAATGATCAAGCCTACTGACAACAATAAGGACCTTACCTCTCCTGCCACATTATCTGAGGCAGCTCTTCGGTATGTAGGGACACCTTTTCTTCACAGAGGAAGGACTGTGAGGGGGATGGATTGTGTTGGACTGTTGATCTTGTCAATTCGTGATATAGGCCATGAGGGTTATGAAGAAGTTCCATACGGAACAGAACCACGTAATGGAATGCTAGAGCTCACATTAGCCCAGTATCTTCATGGTCCCATGGGTAGGGATCCTAAGGTGGATGATATTGTATTAATGGAATTACGCCCTGGTATGCCTCCATCACATGTAGGGATTATTACCGAGCACCCTAATGGGCTTGGAATTGTTCATGCTTATGGGGAGGTTACACGGGTAGTACATCAACGCCTAGATAGAAGGAAACGGGCAAGAATAAAAGGAGTCTTCGAGTGGCTAGGGACGTCTTAGGTGTTGTAGGGGCAGCAGTTGGAGGCTATTTCTTTGGCTCTACGGGTGCATCTGTGGGTTTTGCTGTTGGTTCCATCATTGGTGGAGCTATTGATCCTCCACATATGGATGGACCCAAGTTAGGAGATGCCACCATACAAACATCTCGCGATGGCATACCAATTTCTATCGTATGGGGACTCTCACATGTTGTAGGGAACATTATCCAGATCAATGCACATGTCGATACAAAAAAGAAGGTTAGTCAAGGACAGGGTGGACCTACAACAACAGCACCAAGAAGAACACAGACATTTGCTATTGGTATTGCACGAGGCCCCACAGGTCCAATCACTGGGCTTATAAGGGTATGGGAAAACAATA